TCATGTCCGCCTGTTTCATTAAGACCATCAAATGTACCGCTAGAATGGACACCTACCATTACTCTACCGCCACCATAAGCTGCCCAAGTTCCAAATCCAAGAAGTGTATTAGGATTAGTGGCTACTGCTGCATTAAAATAAATAGAGCCAACTGGATATACTAAGGCGTTAATAGTTGCTGCTGTTACTTGAACTTGTGCATCATTAGCAGTTTTAACAAAAGCTGTTGAAGCTAATTGTGTTGTGTTTGTTCCAGCATTAGCTGTTGTGGCACTAAAGGCTTCTGCAGCATTACCGTTAATATCTGCTTTGGTGTTTACTGCTGTTCGTACTGCTGAAAACTCTGTATTAAAGTCTGCACCAGATATTACTTTGTTTGCATCAGAGTCAGCCAGAGCATCCTTGCCAGACCATGCAACTGCAATAGTATAATTACTCATCGTATTTTTCCTTGTTTATGAAGAAGTGTTAAATCTTGTAACGAAGCATCAAACCCATTGGATGTAATGTCTATCTCTATTTTTAGATTTTTAGCCGAACCTGTAAGTGGTGTTTTATATTCATGCAATCCAAATACAGGCTTAAATGTAGATGAACTAGGATGGGTTGCTGCAACATGAGTATGGGTAGCTGTTGTTGCCCCATATAAAGAACTAGAAGCGCCCCATAATGAAGTTGATCCTGTGGTTACTGGATTTAAAGTAATTTGGGTTGTATTGCTTGGCGTAGGACTAAAGTCTTTATACCACTTTAAACCTAAATTTGCACCAGAGCCACCTTCTAAAACTAAAAACAATCGCTTTAATAAAGAAGCTGCTACTGACTGTCCTAAATTAACCCAGGTTGTTGCAATACTGCTTGTGTATGATGCATTAGTAACTGTTGTTCCGTTAGCTGCTAAATCTGCATCAAAGTAGCCATCATAAGTAGCAATGCTGCCATCTTTTTGTCCAATTAATAAACCATATAAAACGGTATAAGCCAAACTAGCTGGCTCTCTGTCTAAATTAAAAGTCCAGGTTGTAATTCGTGGGGCGTTATTAGGCGTGAAATGTTTAAAGTCAAATACATAAGTAATGTTAGAACTTGGAAAAGACAAAATATAGATGCCTTCGTTTTCAACATACACGCTCTTAACATTAATGTTCTGACCTATGTTTCTAATTAAAGTGTCTTTTATATTAACTGAGTAATCTTGCAAAGGCAGTTTATCTTTTTCAGTAGTACGACCTAAAGATCGTAAGCCTGTACTTGATAAAAATACTAAATCATCACCAATTGCTTGTACTGAATCTCTACTAACGCAGCCAATGCCTTGAATAACTTCATTAAGAGCGATGCTTCCAATAATGGCTGGACTGTCATAGATTGCAATATTGTTTTTACCAAAGATAACTAATTTACCAAAAAAAGGTTCTATAGCAACAATGTCATCTGTACCCCATACAGACTTTAAATCAATAAAGCCACCGCCAACCCAATCATCACCATCTAATAAATTTGAGTAGAATAAAACATCTTTTTGCTCTGCAACTCCGCCTACCCAAAGACGACCATAAAAACCAGTTCCGCAGCTTGGTTTAAACTCACCATTAGATACTGTAGTAGGATCAGAGAAAGTTGCAACAGCGACATTATCATTATGTGTTGCTGCACTTGAAGAACCTACACCTCTAGTTAATCCTACAAATGTTGTGGCTGTAATACTTGTATAAGAAAGAACTTCGCTTTCAATAATTATTTTTCCTTCTGGTGGAAAGCCTACTGTGCTGTCGACAATTATTGTAGTAGCACTATTAGTTATATTACTTGAGTTGTTAATAGCAGTCGTATTGTAATGTTGTGACCAACGCTCTCCAGTATCAGCAGCACCATCATATCGCTGCGGTATGGTGTTGGCATGAAGGCAATGCAATCTTCTATTAAAGTTAATAAATTGCCAATCACCTGTTGTATTGGCGACAGTTCTTTTTACATTTGCACCGCTACTAGGAAATGCAGCATCGGTATCAGTAAAATCTACTGTGTATATGGAAGTGCCATGACTAGCAAATATCTTGTTAGTGCCTTGATCGTTATGTTCTATAAGTGAGCCTATTGCAACGCCACTAGGAGCAATTTTTTGTTTAAAGCCTTTTCTAAATGCAATACGCCCAGACTCTCTAATAACAACATTCTCAGCTTTCGTTAAAAATGATGTGTCTAAAGTCGCAGGATTACTTTGCGTATTAAGACCGTTAAGTCCTATTTCAGTTAAGGGTTGATATGATAATTGCTTACTCATTATTCAACATACCATTGAGTTTCGTATTGTGTGTTGCCACTATCGAGCATAATTGCTTGTTTAAGTGCTTGCATTGCTTCTTCAGCAACAATAGTAGTTTGAGTTCCGCCATCTTCACCACGCTCTGAAATTGCTCTTGCCCATGCTCCAAGAACCACAGGTTTTTGTGGAACTTTAATAACTGTAGCTGCTGCTGTTAATTCATCTTGCGCTTTTACAATATCAAACGAAATAGTTTGAGAAGCAATAGGAACTGGAGATAAGTCTATTTTTAAATTGTTTGAGCTATCTGCGCCATTAAAACCATAATATAGAGGTTCACCAGTAGGGTCTGTGGGGTACTTTCTTTTGTTAAGGAACTCACGGCTTACCTGGACTAATCCAGTACCAGTAGAGTTGTTTATAGAATCTATAACTTTTAACTCTTGACCCGAAGATAAGTTGTAGTTTTTAGTGCCACTTACAGTAGAAATATTAACAGTTTGTCTAAGGACCAACCAATCATGGAAATTTTCTACAGTTCGCTTTGAATCATTAATCATAGCACCAACTACTTTTTGGTATTCAGATACCGTAGTGCTGTCATTAATATTTCCAGACCAATCAGTAAGAATTGTATCTTCTCTTAGTCTTATTAATACTTCGTTAATTAATTCTCTATAAGTCATTTATTTCCCCTTTGCAAGTTGAGCGCCAAAGTAAAATTCAATAATCATGGTTGCCCATCCAAATATTTCATCCATTTTTAATACCGAGCCTGCTTGTATAGTTACATACTCTACTATGTCAGGTGAAAATTGAATACCAAAAAAACTAAAGCCTTCTGTTATTGTAGGTATTACAGTTGGAACATCAAAAATTACTGGTGCTACTTGTGTAAATATAATTAAAGCAAGTATTACTAATATAATGACTCTTCGGTTCATAGCTGCCATTGGGCTTTCTTTATCTGCTCTATCTCTGGCTTGGTTAATAGAATCGTTACGAGCTTGTAAGTTTTGAATCATTAGCTTTTGATTCTCTGCTGCTGCTTGACTTTTAAGAGCAAACAACTTGCCAATAAATCCTAATGCTATGGGTGCTATATTTGTTAAAAATCCTATCATAATGCTACCTTAAATGCCTCAATAATTCCTATTTGCCCAATTACATACCATCCAACTGCTCCATATATAGCCCACTTAATTTGCATTAAAGAATTATTTATTTTTTGTATACACAAATTAGTATCATCAATTTTGCTAAACAGCTTTGCTATTTGTCCAGAGTGTTTGTCTAATTGCAATTGCATCCTGCTCAAGTTTTCATCCATTGCTATCTCTTTTTAACAGGTGGTCTACCTCTTTTCTTACCGTATGAACCGTTTCCAGTTGGCATAGTTTTCTCCTTAGTTTGCTAGTGGGTTATCCAATGACTCTTGTATGCGTTTTTCCATGTCAGTTTTTGTTTTTTCTACTTTTATTTCAAAGCGATCTAACTTTGTATCGTAGTTGGTTAATTTGGTATCAACTGATTGTAACTTTGTATCAACTTTTGACTCTAAATTCCATTGTGAGTTTCTTAAATCAGTCATGTCTTTTTTAAGCTCTATCTTTATTGAATTAGCATGTTCTTCAATTCTTAATACTTCAGTAGAAGTCTTTTGCATTGCAGCACTTATATCGCCTAAATCTAAGGCTGCTAATGACTCAACCTTCTGGTACATAAGAAAACCACCATACATTGCACCTACCAGCGTTGACAATAACGCAAACAAACCCATAATACTAGCTCCACTTACTCGCAGTCCAAAGAGCTTTAGTTTCTTGTTAGACAGCCCTTCACCTTGTTGGATTAGTTTTTCTAAATCAGCCATTAATTTTCAAAAGCAGTATTGTTTTGTATTTGTTTTAAATATTCAATTTCTTGTTTTAATCTTTCTACTTCTAATCTTCTTCTTTGAAGTTCAAGTTGATAAAGCGTATTACAATTAATTCTTTCTTTTGGTGCATCTAAAGGAATTATCAATCTAGCATAAACACCTATATCTTTGCCTTGAGGATTATTTGGGTCTTTTTTTCCTATAATTGGCATAACAGCATTTTTAATTACGCCTGTCATTCCAATCTCAAAATTTGTACTACCACCTATAGCGTTCTTACAATCTAGATCACCTGCTCTAATACTGTCACTACCACTTACTGAACTAATACTTGGTATAGAAAAACTCATAGAACTACTATCTGCAATTACCTGTGTACTAAATAATAATAAAAATAACCATCGTTTCACTTCAACCTCGAACAAATCCTAGATTCTACAATTGGTTCAAAACTATCATTACCTCTAAGTTTAGATGTTGAGCATATGTATTTTGCCCACTCTGAATAATCATTTCTCATGTACACATCAAACTTTTTACGACTTAAATATTTAACATTTAATATTTTATTCCTTGTAAAAAAAGGAAGTGAGTTCCATTTTTCATCAAAAACCTTAATCTCATACCATTGCACATCTTGTCTTTTATTAAAAATTTGCATTGTAGTTATCTTAGCAGTTGGTATTAAAGACATTTTCCACTCTGGATAAGTGGGTGTCATATCATGTGCTGCTACACTACTACACAATAAAAACCAAAGTATTACTGGGCGATACATTCTGCCACTACTACTGCTGTATATGAACCACCAGGAAACGCTTTTTGTTGTCCACCACCATAGGTAGCAACTGAAGCAACACTAAACCAAGTTGCTCCTGCTTTTGTCAAAGCGTAAATTCTCATAGCTCCACCGTTTGCTGTTGAACTAGCTGCTTGATAACCTGACATATCAGAAGTTGATGTTTGCACTACTGTTACCGCTCCTGTCCATACAGTTGTATCACCTAAACTTGGGCTTGAACTAAACGATGTAGGATAGCTTATCTGTGCTTTGTAAGCATTAGCTAGAGAAGTATCAATACGAACCACAGGAAGTTGTCCAGCACTTGATGGCACAGTAGTCAATGTATAAGCGTTAGGGTTTCCGTAGTAACCTGCTGTATCAGTATTTACTGTACACCTAGATTCTACATTACCGTTAATATTAGTTCCTGCGTATGCTGAAGTAAATCCAAGTATTAAACTAAATATTAGTGTTAACTTTTTCATTTATATTGCGCTCCTATCATTTGATTCATTAATTTATCTTGCCCTAAACTTCTAAACATTTTGTTGTTGTCTACTATCTTTCCACCTGGTAACGAAGTTGTATCACGATATACTCCCCCTGAAATCTGTGCTACATAATAAGAGTTAATGTTCGTAGCTTGATTTATTGTTTTTAAAAGTGATGCTTGAGAAGCTGTGTTAGCTATTGTTAAAGCATTTTCAGAAGCAGCCATTGCTATCTCTAGTCTTTCTTTTTCTTCATCATCTTCTTCTGTTTCTCTAACTTCTTCATCTTTGTCAATTCCCACGCCATCCGTTTCCTCTGTTGCATCCTTGACAAATTCATCTTCCAAAGCATCGTAGATTTTAAATTTTGGTATTACAGGTAAAGGTGGTATGTAGTTAGGGCAACTTTTATCATTTTGTGCGTTCCTACATAAATCCCATCTATACATATAAATTACACTTGCATCTTCTACGCTACCTTTACCTGTTGTAGCTATGCTTCCTTTTCCAAATAACTCTATTGGTGTGTACGGTATAGGTATAAATTTCCGTATTTTTATTCCATATTTGTTAGACCAATCTTCTGTATCTTTCCAAATATAGCCACCATCTAAATCTTCATTGCCTACTGTAACTGTAAAGTCATCTTCTTTTTCTTTTACTGCTGTGTAGTTATAAATTACACCACTAATATCTAAACCTGTTTCAGTATTTACACCAAGTGTTGGTGTGTTCATTTGCCAAGTGTAACCATATATAGCAGCGTTACTTGTGTAGCCAAATGTGTAACTAAAAGAACATAAAGGCAGCAGCAACAGTACCCATAATGCTGAGTGCTTTATCACGCTTTTCTTGTGCTGTTGTTTCATGTTCATCCTTTGGCATTGGTATTTCACTTGTCTTAACTGCCCAGGCATCTTTAGCTTGTTGTCCTATTAATCCATCTATAGGGCAAGGCGTACCTGCTGACATCATTGCTTTCCATACATCTGGGTCTTGACACATTACACTTACTGCTGCAACTTTCATACCAAACATATACAACTTTTGTGCTTTTTTTAATCTTAGACAATTATCTTCTGTGTATGTCGTGCCTACTGACAAACCAAGTATCTGTGTCTGTACTGATCCACTTGAACTAATCGTACATAAATCTGAGTTATTACCACTACCAAACTGAGGTGCTATTGCACTCGGTGGTGGTGACTTAACTGTTGTAGTCTGTGTTCCTGTACTTGTAACTACGCTAGTTGAGTCAGTAACTATGGGATCGGCTGCATTAGCAAACCCCACAAGAAAAACTGTTACTATTAATACTGCTACTAAATTGTTACGCAGCCTGTTAGACATTAGGCAGCGTTTAAAGACGAACTAAGAGCACCTACAAAAGCTGACTTGCCAAACATAAGTTGGTCTAGGTTAAATTGGCTTGTGCTAATTTTCCTATCTAAGTCGTTAATGTGGTTAATGATCTGTTTTTGCTCATCAGTCATATCTTCGTAAATATGGTCTACATCATTTACTGAGATAACTGTCTTTTCTTTTTTAGTTTTTTTAGACATTTATTACTCCTTAATTAAGCAGCTATTGCTGCATCGATTGCTGTCATGCTTTCACTTCCCCACCAAGATGAATCATCATCGTGCTTCTGTGCTTTTTGTAATACTAGGTGTTCTTGATTCCTAGCTTTTCTTGCTGTCCACTCTTCCGCAGTTTCACCACCAGCAGTATCTCTACCACTACTAACTTCTGCTACTGAATGTCCCATTGCAACATAGTGTGCTGCGATTTCATCGGCTGTTTGATTTGCCATTTTACTACTCCTGTGTGTTACCCTTCAAGGGCGGTTATACGAGCTACGAGAGCATCGTTCTTTGTTGAAAGTTCTTGTATTGCTTTTACTAATACTGGAATTAAATTAGAGTTAGTTATACCTAACTTGTCCTCATCTTCATTATCAACAATAATTGGGTTATCACCTTCTAAAGCTAATATGTCTTGTGCTTTAAAACCATACTTTGTTGTTCCGTGAGGTGTTGCATCATCTCGTGATTTTTTAAAATCAAATTTAAATGGTTGTAAATCGTTTACAAAAGATAATCCGTGAGGTACTGAAGCAAAATTCATTTTATCTCTTGCATCTGAAGTTACTGTCCAATCAACTTTTATATAAGCGTTAGTAACGCTGTTATTGCCTAGCACTATTCTGTTACTTGCAGTAACTATATTTGCAGGTGAAGAAGTAGTTCCAGCTTCCAGACCAATTAAAGTATTATTAC